GAATGACACCGCGTAGTGCTTGTCGAGCGCGACCTGCACCTCGGTCTCGCCGACCGGCTGGGAGAGCGTGTAGGCCGTGCCCGCGCTCTTCGCGTAGGCCGTCAGCGTCCCGGGGTACGGGATGTGGAGCACGTCGCCGACGCTGAACGCGGCCACGTCCGAGTCGGAGTAGACGCGCGGGGTCAGGACGATGTTGGCCCGGAGGATCTCGAGGGCTTCCTGCGCCCAGACCTCCGGGATGAAGTACTGCGCCTGGGTGACGTCGATCGTGTCGACCATCGAAGTGTCTCCTTCGCGGCACTCAATGGCCGCATACGGTTATCCGGTGATGCGCCCCGCCGCCTGCGCGGCCTGGATCGCGGCCCTGTTAGCTCGGTAGAACGCGGTGTCGCGGAGCTGGGCCCGGGTGAACGTCGTGGCTGGTGCACCTGCTGAGGTCGCGCTTCCGGCATCCGCTGAGCCGGTCGGCCGCTTCGCTGCGAACAGGGCCGGATGATCCGAGCGGAACGCCGCCACGGCCTTGTCAAGCCCGGTCACGTCGCCGTCTTCGGTAACGGCCAGATCGCCGAACGTGCCGAAGTCGATCGCGCCGACATCGACGCAACCGACTGCCGTGAGAGCCCGACGAACCTCGGAGCGACGCACTTTCGCATCTGCCTTGACGCTGGCCTCGGTGGCGCCTTCCTTGCGGGCGGCGGCGAGGGCCTTCTCGGAATCGGACTGGCTTGCGGTCCGGAGAGCCTCGAGTTCGGTCTTGAGAGCATCGCGCTCGCGCGCCGCATCCCGGGCTTCCTTGCGGATCTTCTGGAGAGTCGCGAGGCCCGTGTCGCCGAGCTGCTCATCGGTCCCCGTCGCGGGTTCCGGGCTGCTCTGCGCCTGGGCGCTCTGGGCGGGCGTCGCGCTCGCCACGACGGGCATCGCGCCCGCGGGAGTGGTCGTCTCGGTCATGGTGCTACCTATTTGCCTCCTTGCGCAAGTGACGAATGGCAGGGTCGCGTCACCTCGGCCCGGATGGTCTCTTGGTCGTAATCCCACGTGACGTCGAGGACGGCGATGTCGAAACCGGCCGCCCCCAGGTCGGCGCGGAGGGTCGCCGGGTTCCAGCCGGTGCGGTGGAACTCGCCGGCATGACTCTGGAGGCCGAAGAGGATCGCCATCGCCCACGGGTCGCCGGGATGTCGGAGCCAGAACTCCGCCGCGTAGTCGAGGTTCGGGACCTGGATGACGGCCGTCCCGCCGGGACGCAGGACGCGGAACCATTCGGCGAGCGTCGGTGCGACGTCGACGCGGGCGACGTGCTCGAGCGCATGGGATGACCAGATTTCGTCGACCGTGCCGTCACGGAAGGGGAGCGCCCACATCTGCGCCTTGACGTCGGCGCCCGTGAACGCATCCACCGTCGTCCAGTCGCCCATCGGACGGTGCTGGAGGCCCTTCGCGGCGCGCTGGTCATTCTCGCCCTGCGAGTCGGCCCCCGCGCCGATGTCGAGGCGGATGGCGGTCTCGATCATTTCGGCATCGCGTCCGGGGCGCCGGTCATCGCCATCATCGGGGCGCCGTTCGAGCCGTTCCCGGCCGCCGGCGGCATGTCGCCCATTGGCATCGTCCCGGCGATCGGGTCGGTCGTGACGACCGGAGGCGGCGGTGCGGCTGCCTTCTCCGCGGCGATGATCTCCTTGGCCCGGTTGATTTGCGTCGGCGTCAGGCCGGCCATCTCCCAGAGCATCTCCTGCGGGACGCCGAGCGAGCTGAGCTTGACCAGCGAGTCGACATGGGCCGCCTCATTGCGGCTCTCCGGGTCGCGCCAGATCGTCTCGGAGTCCTCGATCTCGCCGCGGGGGTCGCCGGTGACGAGGAAGCCGAGCCGGATGACCTCTTCCCATGACTCACCGAGGAACCGCTGCTTGCGCTCGGCCTTGCGCGTCAGGCCGGTCTCGGTCGCCGCCAGCGACTCACCGGACGGGAACGACCCGGCGTTGCCCATGAGGTAGTGGGCGGGGGTCCGGGTGATCGAGGCGATGTGCTGGATGCTGGTCTCGATCGCCTTGACGTAGTTGCTGAGGTCGGTCACCTCGAAGTCGCCGAACTTGACGTTCGGGTTCTCCTCCGCCCAGATGTTCCCGGCTCCCGACTGGTAGGGCTCGACGGCCTTGCCGGTGTCCGGGTCAATCTCTAGTTCGAGGCCGACGGCGTAGCGCTGGCGGTAGGCCGCAAACTCGGCGGCCACGAGCATGTCGAGGAAGAGCTTGTTGAGGGCGTTCTGGATCGGGATGACCGCGGCGATCTCGGAGACGCCCGTGCCGCGCAGCCGCGGGCGATTGACGAGCGGCACGACCGGAACGACGCCGAGCGGGTTGGCGAGCGGCCACGTCTCGCCCGGCACGTTGCGCGGGATCAGCCCATAGCGGCCGACCTTGAGGATCGCGGAGGCGGCGGGCTGGCCCTTCGGGACCGTCTGCCACTTCTCGATCGTGTCCGGCAGGTAGAGCGTGAAGCACGTCGACCCGTCGTCCTCCTGCCAGCGCTTGAGGGCGGCGAGGCGGTCGTGGTTGGCCTTGTCGAGCCCAACGGCCATCTCCAGCGCGTCCTGGATGGTGATCTCGGCCTCTTCGGGGTCGTCCTCATCGGCCCAGACGAGGACGGACGACTGGCCCTTGACCAGCGCCTCGGTATGGGCGATCTGCGACCAGGCGTCGAGCCCGTTCTCCTGCCACATCCGCCAGGCGTCGGAGTCGGCGTCCATGTCGGCGCCCATGCGGAAGCCTTCGACGTCGAGCCGTTCCTCGACGGCATCCACCACGAGCCCGCAGAAGTTGTCCGCGAAGCCCGCGAAGAGGTTGCCAAACGCCGCCCGGTACTTGGCTCCGGCGTAGAGCATCGGGTGCTTGCCCGAGTAGTAATCGTCGAAGCGCTGCATCGGCGCGGCGCGGCTGTCGAGCTCCCGGGACAGGCGCCCGATCCACCATTCCGAACTCCCGACGGCCGCGGTGGAGGAGACGATCGGGGCGCCGGTCATGTCAATCATCGATCAGCACCTCAGAAGCTCGCCCGGCGATAGACCCGGGGCGGTGGGGGCGGCTCCTGGTTGGCCAGCGCGACCGCCCGGACAGTCGCCACGGCGGCGACGTTCGGACGGGTCGAGCCGTGCTTGGAGCGGGTGACTTTCATTCCCCGATCGGTGAGGATCGCGGTCGTGTTTGCCATGTGCTCGGCGAGGATCGGGTCGCCGTCGTGGACGAGGCGGCCGGTGGTGATGAGCTCGAATGTCAGCGTCGACGGCGGCGCCATGATCGAGGCCGTCATCGGCATGTCGACCATGTTCAGCCCGTCCTGCTCGAGCATCTCGGCGCTCTCCCCGAACGCGACGCGATCGAAGCCGAACGCGGGCCCGGGGATGGCCGTCTTCGTCTTCTCGTCGGACGTCTGCGGCAACGGGTACTTGACGCGCAGGTCGCGTAGGACAACGCGCATGGCCTCGGTGCTCACGATGCCCGTGGCGGACTCGGCCGCGAACACCTGGCTCCTCACCACGACACGATCCCCCTGCTTCTGAGCCACGACGATCGCCGCGTGCTCGCCGTCCGGGCTGCGATCGATCCCGACGCCGACGGGTAGCGCCACGTTGAGCGGGAGGTCGCCAAGACAGGCGCCCCAGGCCCCGCCGCGGAGCCACGTGTCCTCGGTTCCGAGGAACTGGTTGAGGTGGTAGCGCCGCCATTCGAGAAGCGCGCCGCGGGCCCGGAGCTTCGCGTACTGGGCGCCGAGGTACTTCCCGTCCTGGAGCCACGACGCGGGGTTGCAGGCCAGCGCCACGGCCGGATCCTCGATGTCGGCATCCTTCGGGGCGCCGTACCAGTAGATGAGCGTGCCGTTGACCCGATCGCGGTAGATGAGCAGGGATCCACGCTGCTCGAGGCTGCCGGTGCCGCTGAACATCGACTCATAGAGGTCGGCCAGGATGCCCTCACCGGCCACTCCGGCGGTCGAGATCCAGAGCGTGAACGGCTGCTCACGGGCGCCGGTCCCGGTCGTGAGAGCGGTGTACAACTCGCCGTTCTTGTGTGCGTGCAGCTCGTCGATGATGTTGGCCGAGGGGTTGAGGCCGTGCTGGAGGGCGCCGTCGGACGAGAGCGAGCGCATGACGCCGCCGTTGCGGGGGCACTCGATCCGGTATCGGTACGGCTTGAGGCGATCGAGCAGGAGCGGCGAGCGTCGCACCATGCTGATCGACTGGCCCATGACGATCCCGGCCTGGTTGCGGGCCGCGGCGCCGACGTAGACCTCGGGCTCGGACTCGCCGTCGGCGTCGAGCATGTAGAGGCCGGCGGCGCTGGCCATCGTGGACTTGGAGCATTTCCTCGGTAGGCCGAGGCCGACCTCGTTGTAGATCCGGAGGTTCGTGGCGGGGTCGTATTCGAGCGCTTCGGCCCAGAAGTCGCGCTGCCAGTCCTCGAAGATGAGCGGTCGGCCGGCCCACCTGCCCTTGGTGTGCCGAACGTATCGCTGGCAGTAGGCGGCGAAGTGCGGGAGCCCGGTGAGGGCATCGGGGACATGATCCACGGCTCAGTCGCCATCGCCGACCGCCCGGAGACGCGGCGGGAGGCCGATGTCATGCTCGACCTGATCCGCGGGTGCGTTCGCCTTCAGGCCGAGGCGTGCGCGGCCCCACGGCGACAGCGGCAGCGACTCAGCGAGGGCGCGGAACTCCTTCCAGCTGGCGCGCTCCATGTCGAGCAGCCGGTTCGGGACCTGTCCCTGGGGCGTCTGGATGATGAGCGGCTGGCCGTTCATGGCGCCGCGCGCCTCGCGAGCACGCGCCCAGGCAACAGCGGCGGCTTCGATGATCCCGGCGTCGGCATGATCGATCGCGTCGGCCCGTGTCAGGTCGGTGACGATCGCGGTCCAGCAGACCTTCATCCGAGCGTTGAGCCCATGCGGCATCGCGGGAGCCTTCCGGCCGCCGATGACGACCGGGAGCGGGCGCCCACGCTCGCCGCGAGCCTTGCGCGTCTCGGCGGGCACGGGCTTGCGACCGGCCGGCATCAGGCGGGCTCCGAGTGCATAGTCACTCGCCCGACTGCATAAACAGGGTGGTTGGGTTTCCCTGTTGCACGTCAAAACGGTAAG